TGTAATTCTGCAAACGGAATATCATCCATCCAAGTTTTACCCCTTTGGTCTATGCCTAATTTTTCAGCCATATTATCAGCGTGACCAATAATATTTATAGAAGAAATTAATTGACCAAGTAAATCTACTGTATCTTTTAAAACTCCCTTATTAGAATCGCCCATATTTTTCATAAGGGTTGTCCAAGAGTCTCCTAAATTTGATAACTTACCTTGTAATGTATCTGATATAGCTGCTGCTGCACCCGATACACCTTCTATATCTCCTAATCCTAATAAATATTGTTGTATTGATGAAGCAGTATTATCTACGGTTGTAGCTACTTCTTTAAAAGAAAATGTTACTTTATCTCCAGCAACTGCTGCCTTAACTCCAAATTCCTTTAAACGCTCAAATTCGCCTGTCTGCGCATCTAAAATTGCTTCAGCTAACTGACCAAAAGATTTACCTGTTGAACTCGCTAAATCGCCTAATTTACGCATTTCATCGTAAGAAGGTTTAAAGCCTTGATTTGCTAATTTAACGAAAGCACCTGTAAGTTCTTCAACTGAAAATGGAGTTTTAGCAGCAAAGTCGGTAATCATACTCATTGCTAATTGTGCTTGAGATGCACTACCTAAAGTATTAGTTAATACCGCACCAAATGTTTCAAATTTAGCAGTAGTTTCAACAATAGATTTACCAAAACTTAAAAGAGAACCAGCAGCAAAGACACCAGCTAAAACGCCACCAATCTTTCCAGCAGCAGCACCAATTTGATTAAAGTCTTTTTCGGTATTTTTAGCAGCGTTATTAGTATTAGTATTGAATTTACTAATTTCTTTAGATGCATTATCTAAACCTGATTTAAGACCTTGTATTTGTGCTGATAACTCAACTATTAACTTCTCGTTTGCCATTCTGTAACTTCTTTAAGATTTCTTGTTTTTCTTCATTTGATGTTAACTTTTTTGGCACTCTATTCATTATAGCAAACTTATCAGTCCATAGTGGCATTATTTCTTTAGGCTTTTTCATTTGGCTCTTTTTAGATACATTAACATTGTTAATATAGCTTAAAGTTGCCCTTGTGTGTTCCCACTCATTAGCCTGTTTTTTAAAGAAATTAAATAGTAACCTTTGATAATTTGCCCAAGTCATATCTTCAAACTCATCAGGCATTAAACCAACTTCGCCAATCGCAAAGTCAATTATATCATCCCAAGTTACTTTTTTTTTGAACCTTCTTCGCCACTTGACATAGCTTTAAATCCATTTTGGATGTACTCGCTACTTTGTAAGGAATGTGTCCAAGCATCAATAATTGTTTGAATGTTAGATAAATCCATATCATCAATCCAATTAGTAACATCATCTAAAGAAACATCAAATGTTCTTTTACTTATTTTATAATAGTTCTTTAAACCGCAGTAAGTAACATCTCTAACGAAATCAATCATTTGATAGTCAATATCTAACTGTTTAGTTTCTCCAGCATTAGTTGCCGTAAGAACATTATAACTCATTAAGGCGTAGTTACCGAACTTTAAAGTCCTAACCTCGCCACCCATTGTAATTTCAATAAGTCCGTTCATAGTTTGTTTGTTTTAATTATGCTATTGTAGCAAATGTTGGTGCGCCTGTTCCTGCAAACTCAATTGAATAAGTAGTTACATCTTCCATTGGTGCTGAAACTTCGCAAGAAGTAATGTAAGCACTTTGAGAAACCGACTTATCGCCTGTAACCATATCAGTCCAAACAATAGCAACTAATGCTCTTGAATTGTATGCAGTAAAAATATCTGCTAAATCTTTATTCGCTGAAACAAAGTCTGCAAGACCTTCTGCCGAATAAGTAATATCTCTTAATCCTGGCATAATCTCTTTCCAACCTGCTGATTCTTTAGAAGTTGTTTCGAATACATCTTGATTCATAGACATAGTAACATTGGTTAATTCTGCTAATTGCGTTCCATCCATTTTTAAGATTTGCGCTGTGCCGTTGTAAACTGCCATATTATTTTATTTTAAAAGTTAATTAATCTGTTATTGTGTAAGTTCCTGTAAAAGAAACGGTATAAGATACCACATCTTCCATAGGAGCGTTTACTTCTATACTTTCTACATATGTTAAGCCTGTATAATAACCTTGTGGTATTACAGGATTAGATATTAGTATGTTAATTGGTGTTCTTGCATCGTAAGCAGCAAACAAAGTAGTTATTCCTGTGTCTGAAACTCCTTCATTAAAATCAACTAAAGCATCAGCCGTAAAAGCAAAATCTCTTAAGCCTGGTAATGATACCGAATAACCTGCTGATTGCTTACAAGTAGCATCTATCATAGCATCGTTTAATGTTATAGTTACATTCGTTTGACACATCAAAGGAAAGTTTGAATCTGCATCGTAAAGTAAAATGTCCGAACCGTTTAATACGCTCATATTCCTTGTTGTATTTTAAATGTAAATCTTATTAATCTTCTCACTAAAACTCCTGTATCAACCAATTGTTCAAGTGTATTTGTACTCTCCATTAGTGTTCTAATTACATACCAATCAGGTAATAAATCTAAATAACCATCCTGCCTTGTTCTAACCAATTCCATTACTTCGTTTGATATTCTATCCGATAGTAATTTACCACCAAAAGAGTTGTCAAACCTTGTACCTACCTCAATTAAAACGCTCACTTCTTGACCGTATGATTGCTTACTACCCTCGCTTAATTCCGTTGAATTAAAAGTAGAAAGTAAAATATATGGTTCAGTCGCTGCTGCTAATACTGATGCCGAATCAAATACTGGAACTTCTTGTAGGTCTATAACGATTGCACCGCTTAACCTCTCGTAAAGTTTTTGTCTAATAAGTTCTCCGACATCTTTCATTGTACAAATTTACGATTATTTACTAATATTTTTAGCTATTTTTCTCAAATCGTTTAAAAATACTTTCTTGTATTTTAAATAAGCTGGAATCAAATAAGGTTGTGGTTGCATAGTGCCTTCTCCGTTTACATAAAACTGCATAGCGTAATCTTCAAATCCTAATGGTATAACTTTATTTTTACCTGTACCAAACTCCACATAAGGAGCGTAAGGCGCAGCTTGTCCACCAAAAGCAACAGTTCCAGTTAATTGATTACTCGAATAACTTGTATTTCCTGAACCCCTTAAATACCCATCCAATACAGGAACATTAGATAATGCTTGAGCGTATATTTGGTCAGTATTCCTTACAACTGCCGATTTAGTTTGTAAAGTAGCTTGAGAAGAAACTCTTTTTAAACGATTTAATACTTGAGATGTACCTCTAATTTTCATTATACAACAATAAACTTGTTATCTTCAGTCATTAAGTTTTCGTAGAACTCGGTAATTAAGAAGAAAGTCGGGTCTATTAATCTTCCCAAAGTAGTCATTATAACTATTTCTTTTTTACGCTCATCCGTTACTTGGAATGCTTTAATAATATATTCGCCACTATTGTAAACAATCTTATTGATTTGAGATAAATTAGGATAGTCATCATAACGAATAGTAAACTCGTAGATATTGTCTAAAGATATTTTACCATCTTCTAAATTTCTAAAGCCTTGTTTCGCTCTAATCTTTGCCCAAACTACCTTTTGGTCTACAAATGTACCAAAGTAACCACCTGTACCATCAGAACCAGTCTGTAAAGTTTGTATTGCGATTTGATTTCTTAAAACTCCTGCCTTCATTAGATACCAAATAAAGTGTTTCTACAATATGGTTGTGCTTGTCTTTTAGCATCCGAACTTAACTCGTACGCTTGGTCGTAAATAGAGTAATTTTCCCTATTCTCGTAGTCAGTAGATACTTGTTTTAAAATGGCTAATTTTAAGCCCTTAGGACACACTGCAAAGCCTGCTTCGTATTCTATTGTCAAACCTTGTGTAGAATAAGCCTCAAGCATCTTATATTGCAATCCACGAGCAGTATATTCCAAAGCTACATCTTCATCATTCACAACCGAATCAATTAAGGTAACTGGACCATAAGGAATCTCCTGTGGAATGTGAAAGTAAAACCAATACGCTTTAAGAGTTTTTTCTCCTAAAGATAGTCCTGTAAACTTCTCTATTCGCTCCCTTGCTGAAGTTATTAGTTCTTCTATTAAGTCGTTCTCCGATTCCGAAGAAATACGCATATAGTCTTTAGCCTCTTGCAAGGTAACTGGCTCGGTTGTTAAATCGGTTACAATTTCTACTTGAAATTCACTATTTATCATCTTCTTTTATAGGTTCTTGAATGTCTAAAACTTTTTTAAGTTCTAATAAAGCATCAGCTACTAATTTTGCATCACTTAAATTAAATACTCCTTTTTGTGTAGCAATATCAA